ATGTTCGCCGCCAAGGGCGATGTCAACAGCGCCAAGTCGTTCGCCGAGAACAAGTTCGGCAACGACGTTCGCTTGCAGAACGTCATGAAGGCAGCTGTGGCCGCCGGCAACACCACCAGCCCAACCTGGGCCGGTGCTCTGGTGGACTACCAGAACCTCACCAGCGAGTTCCTGGAGTTCCTGCGCCCGCGCACCATCGTCGGTCAATTCGGCGTCGGTGGCATCCCGGGCCTGCGCCGTGTGCCGTTCAACGTGCGCATCCCCGGCAAGACCACGGCAGGCACGGCTCAGTGGGTCGGTGAAGGCTACCGCAAGCCGGTTACTGCCGCTGGCTACGCCGCTGCCGAGCTTAAGTGGGCGAAGATCGCGGCGATCTCTGTTGTGACGGAAGAACTGGAGCGATTCAGCGACCCCGCCATTGTGCAGCTGACCCGCGATGACCTTTCGGAAGCGGTGATTGAGCGTATGGACGTGGACTTCGTGGACCCCGCGAAGGCCGCAGGTACGGGCGCTGGTGAGTCGCCTGCATCGGTGACGAACGGCGTGACGCCAATCCCTTCGTCGGGTACCGACGCGGACGGCGTTCGGGCCGACATCGCCGCACTGTGGGCAACGGCTGATGCGACCAACCTTCCCACGGGTACGGCGGTGTACATCACCGACTCCAAGACCGCCCGCGCTCTGTCGCTGATGCGTAATCCGCTTGGTGCACGCGAGTTTCCCGACGTGCGCGTCAACGGCTCTGGTTCGATTGATGGCGTTCCCGTCATCATCTCCAACTATGTGCCGGCTGACTCGAGTGGTTCGCTGTTCATCCTGGCATTCGCTAGCGAGATCTACCTCGCAGACGATGGCCAGGTGAATATCGACATCTCGCGCGAGGCAACCATCTTCCTGGATGACGCCGCTGCAACGGCAACGCCTACCGCGGCGCAGTTGGTTTCCATGTTCCAAACCAACCAACTCGCTATCCGCGCAGAACGGTATGTGCGCTGGCAGAAGCGCCGCCCGCAGGCAGTTGCTTATCTGTCGGGCGTTAGCTGGGGCGCATAACCAGTCCGCTGGCTCAAGAGGCCTCCCTTCGGAGGCCCCTTCTGCAAGAAGACAGGAGAATCCATGTCCAAGGTCACATTTATCCACAAAGGCGGGCGCGAACAGGTGATGCCCCGTCGATATGCCGAAATTCTGAAGAAGGTCGGCCGTGGTACGTACATGACGCGCGATATGACGGCTGCTCCTCCATCGCAGCCAACGATACCGACGCCTCTCGTCGGAACCCCTGCGTCCGGCGAGGTCGCAACACCTGATCTAGATGCCATGGACCTTGCCGAGTTGCACGCTTTGGCGCACGACCGAGGTGTCAAGGTGCATCACAAGGCAGGCGCCGTTAAGGTGCGTGCAGCGCTGCGTGGGGCTGCCGAGTGAAAGTTTTCGGGCTCTCTATCACGCGCAAGAAAAGCCTTGAGGCCGTAAATCACGTGCGGCATGGATGGATGCGCATTCTGGAGCCATTCACGGGCGCATGGCAGCGCAACATTGAGGAGAGGCGAGGAGATCTGATCACCTATCCGACGCTGTATGCGTGCATCTATCGCATCTCGTCGGACATCGGGAAGCTACCCTTTTCGCTGCGAAGCCGAGATGCTAATGGCGTGTGGACCGAAGTGAGCAACTCGACTTACGACCCGGTACTGCGCAAGCCAAACGGCTTTCAGACGCCGGCCCAGTTCCGCGAATACTGGATTATCACCAAGCTGACCCAAGGAAATGCCTACATCCTGAAGCGCCGGGATGGTCGCGGGGTAGTTACGGAACTGTACGTGCTGGATCCTGAACGCGTGATGCCGATGGTGTCCGATTCGGGTTCTGTCTACTACCAACTGCAGACCGACAAGCTGAACAGCTTGCCCGACGGCTACCCGGCTGAAAATCTGATCGTTCCAGCCAGCGAGATCATTCACGACCGCTGCATGACGGTTCACCATCCTCTTATCGGTGTCCCGCCCTTGGCCGCAGCGCACTGGCCTGCGCTGAAGAACATGAAGATCATGCGCTCGGCAACGGAGTTCTTTGCGAACAACGCTCAGCCTGGTGGTCTTCTTACGGCCCCGGCTGGCATGTCAGAAGACGATGCAAAGGCGGTCCAGAGCTATTGGAATACGGAATTTTCAGAGGGAAAGTCCGGGAAGGTGGCAATTATCGGCGCGGATATGAAGTTCACGCCGTTTGCCATGAAGAGCATCGACGCCCAGATGATCGAGCAGATGCGCTACAGCGATGAGCAGATATGCCAGCCGTTCGGGATTCCCCCGTTCAAGGTCGGGATCGGGACCATTCCATCCGGTCTGGGCGTCGACGGCGTGAACCTCATGTACTACAGCGATGCGTTGCAGGCTCCCATTCAGCATATTGAAGACCTGCTCGACGATGGTCTTAAGGTTATCCGGCCACTTGGCATCGAGCTGGATACGGAGCCGCTTTTGCGTATGGACGAGGCGAAGAAGGCGGAGATCAACACGAAGCTGGTAGGCGGAATGATCAAGACTCCTGACGAAGGGCGCCGGCCGTTCAACCTGGCTCCTACTGCTGGCGGGGACACCCTGTGGGGGCAGAACCAGGATTACCCGCTGGGCATGCTGGCTGATCGTAAAGAGTGGGATCCCGCCATGCAGCCCGCGGCTACACCCGCTCCTGCGCCCGAGCCGGATACTGATTTGGAAGAATTGCGCGCCTTTGCAGGTACCCACAAGGCTATCGCCGCAATGAAGAAAGCCCTGGAGCCTACCTATGTCGTTTGACCCTGAACTGTTCGGCCAAGCCATGGGCGACGCGATCATCAAGGCCGTGCAGCCGCTTAAAGACGAAATTGCGCGTCTGAAAGCCCTGCTTGCCGAACTCCCGCAACCAGTGGCGGGGAAAGACGGCGCTGATGGCCGTGACGGCAAGGATTGCGACATGGAGGCCGTCAAGCAGATGGTTGCGGATGCCGTGAAGTCCATCCCGGTTGTGCATGGCAAGGATGGGGCTGACGGAAAGGACGGCGAGCGCGGAGAGAAAGGCGAAGACGGCCAGAAGGGCGCGGACGGCGTTGGGATGGCCGGAGCCATGATCGACCGTGAGGGCGCATTGCTCGTCACGATGAGCAATGGCGAGGTCAAGAATCTTGGCCCGGTGGTCGGATCGAATGGACGCGACGGCAGCGACGGAAAGGATGGGGCGGACGGAATAGGCCTTGACGCCTTCGAGATGGAATACCTGGATGAAACGCACGAGGTGCGGATCAAAGCGTCTTGCGCTGGCCGAGTGAAAGAGGTCCGCTATCCTGCCGGCGGCATCCGGCCAGGCGGCTATTGGCGCGATGGCACGAAGGCCAAAGCTGGTGAGGCTTGGGTCCATGACGGATCGCTTTGGATCGCAAAGAAGGACACCCCGGCCAAGCCCGAATCCGCGGGCGATGATTGGGTGATTGCCGCTCGAAAGGGGCGGGATGGTGAGCGCGGCCCGAAAGGAAAGGACGCTACCCCTGAAGCGCCTATCAAGCTGAAGGACCAAGCATGAGCCTCGTGAGCGTCGAGGAAGCTCGCATGCACCTTCGAGTTGACTCGCTAGACGACGATTCGTGGTTTGCAACGTGGATTCCCGCCGTCGAGAACGCAGTTTTTACCTGGCTGAAGGACTCGTGGCGTGCCTATGAGGCATCGGGCGACGTCGACAGCGCTGGCGATCCGATCCCTGCTGAGGATTCGAACGGCGACCCGATTCCGAAGTATGCGGTGAAGGCCGCCATCTTGGTTGAACTGGCCCAGCAGTATCGGTTTCGAGATGGCTCAGATGCTGGTGCTGTGCCCGCCCATTGGGGCCACGGATATGTGCTTGGTGCAGGCGCGACGAGCCTGCTGTCTGGCCTGCGGAAGAGTACGGTCCGATGAGTTTAGAGGCTGGTCGTCTTCGCCATCGGGTAGCGATTGAACGCATTGTCATTGCTCAGGACCCGGTAACCGGGGCGGTGACTGAGACGTGGACGGAAATCGCTAAGGTCTGGGCGGCCGTCGAGCCGCTGTCGGCCCGGGAATTTGTCCAGTCGGCTGCGGGCCAGTCTGAAGTGACGGCCCGCATCACAATCCGGACCCGCGACATCATGGCCACTGACCGCATCATCCACCGTGGCACGGCATACAACATCCGCGGCGTGCTTGCGGACAAGGATAGCGGGCTGGAGTACATCACCCTTCCGGTCGGAGCCGGGCTTAACGAGGGCTGAATTGGAGTTTGTGTTGCTGGCGCCGGGTCCTAGCATGAGCCGCGACCTGGCGGAGTCCATGCGCGGTCAGCGAGTCGGCGTGGTCAGCAACGTGTTTGAACTGGCACCTTGGGCTGACTTCCTGGCTGCGAACGACCGGGCTTGGTGGCGTGCCTACCCGGAAGCGCTCAAGTTCGCTGGGCATAGGTTTTCCAGCAGTGAGTTCCCGGGTGTCGAACGATGCCGACCGGGCAATACGCAGTGGGCGAGTGGTGTTCTGGCGCTACAGGTGGCTGTGAACCTTGGGGCGAAGCGGATCCGGCTGTACGGATTCGACATGCACGGCTCGCATTACTTCGGCGACTACACGAACGGACTGGTCAACACGAAGCCCTATCGCCGTGCTGTTCACCTGCAGCAGTTCCGAGATTGGGCTCGGACGAACCCGGGGGTCCAGGTGGTCAACTGCACGCCTGGTTCGGCGTTGGACTGCTTCCCGATGGAGGCAGTTTGATAGTTCGGGGGATGAAGGGGCTGGGAGACAACATCTACCAGCGGGCCTTTGTTAAGCGGTTGCAAAGTCCCGTGTACCTGGAGACGCCCTGGCCGGAGTTGTACGAGGACCTGCCAGGAGTCAAGTTCGTCAAGGCGGATACGCCGCTGCGAACCCAGGCAAAGAATATGGCGCTTCAGCAGGCTTCGCGCTGGGAAAGGCCACCAAGAGAGTCGGTGGTAACGGTCCAGTACGGCACCGCTGGGATTGTGACCGGCATGCGTCGGTGCTTTGGGGTTGCTCCAGGTGAATTCGACTTGCCAGATTTCGGGCCGTCTCCCATAGCGGGGCGGTACATGGTGGTGCGTCCGGCGACAGTGCGCGCCGAGTGGGTCGCGGAAGCACGCAACCCGTTGACCATGTACATCGCGGAGGCGGCTGAGATGGCTCGAGCGGCGGGTTACCGGGTTATCTCGGTGGCGGACCTGGAGCCTGGCAAAGAGTGGGCGGTTGGGAAGTTGCCACCAGCGGACGAGGTTTATCACGGTGGCGAATTCAGCGTCCGGCAGTTGATGGCGCTAGTGCAGAACGCCGCGGCTGTGATTGGTGGTATCGGCTGGATTCTTCCGGCTGCGATTGCCATGAAGGTACCCGCTTGGATCATCTGCGGCGGGCAGGGCGGCTTCAACGCCCCAGAACTAATTACGGACGAGAAGTACATGGACCTGAGCCGAATTCGGTTCGCGGTCCCGGACAACCTTTGCCGGTGCCGGCAGAGACAACACAACTGCGACAAGCGAATCAAGAACCATGCAAGTGACTTTGCCGACTGGCTGCGAAGACTCCCTGATCTGGTGGCCTGAGTTGGGTATGGGGTTCCATCCCCGGCCCGCGATGGACTACACGGCCAGCTATTGGGATGAATTCCGCGAGCGTGACGCGTCGCCGATGGGTGAACTGCTGACTGAAGCGCGCCTGTCGCTGGTGCGTCGGCATTATGCAGGACAGATCGTGGACATCGGGATTGGTGGCGGTCGATTCGTAGAGTACGCGTCCGCGCAGGGCTATGACGTCAATGCTGAGGCCAACGAGTGGCTGCGCCAACGCGACGCCTACTGCGACCCTTACAGCCGGCCGGTTGACGCCATCACGTGCTGGGACAGCCTGG